TGATGCGCCACCACCACCTATTGCTTTGCCGTCATAGGTCGGTTGACCGTCTGACTCCGCAAATTTATCAAGCACTGCTTTGTTGGCGTGGCTATGACGCGCGGCAGTGTTAAGCGCGATTTCTGCGGCAAGGCTGTGCGAGAGCCGTTCTGTGCCGTCCGGGATAGATACTTTGGCAGAGCCTGTTATCATAGGCGCATAGCCGACTATCTCGCCGTCCGCAAAGGCGACAAGTTGCGCCGCCATGTTGCCGGGCTCGGGGACTATGTCGCTTGTTATCTTAACCGTTACATAGCCGTCCGCAGGAGTCAACAGCTCGGTTTGCAGATACTCCCCGACCGTGGACTCAAAGTAAACGCGATAGCTATCCGCATCTTTAAGTTCGACAGGCACTGGCAAGGCAAGCAGAGTAAAGTTATTTTCGGCTCGGTAGCCTACATCGTAGCCACGCGGGCGGGCATAATCAACCGTTACCGTTCTGGTCTGCATCTTTTTCCGCCTCCCTGTTCTCGCCCTCTGTGGGCGTTTTTTCGAGCTCTGAGAGCATATCGGACAGCAGTTCGATTTTGCCGCAAACTTTGGCAAGCTCGACCTTGTTGACCTCAAGCTGCTGCATCAGCTGCGCGTTATGTTTTTGCAAGGCTTCGCCCTGCGCTCTGACCTCCGCGATTTTCTGGTCGATTTCGTTTTTTGTCATAATATCACCACCTATTAAGCAAACGCTATTTTTTTGCCGCCGACATACAACACACCATTGTTGACTGTAAGAAACGTTGCATAGCCTCCCTGCCCCATCAGGCGCAAAGAGACCTTATCGGTTCCCGCGCTGTACACGTCAAGTCTCGCCACTCTTGTGCCTGTGACACTTAACAGTTCCATTGCCGCCGACGGATTGCCGTCAACTGCGCCAATTCCAAAGCCCGCCGTATACTCCGTGCTACCTACCTTTTGGTGGTGCAGCAACCCGGCAAACTGATTTTCCAATGACTCGTTCGTTTCGACACACCGCCTGATTCGCGTTTTGTCTTTCTCGACAAGCATATAGTCAGTGTCCCAGCTGTAGTCAAGACTGTTGACGACCGGTTTGACTGCGGAGGCGTTATCTTTTGATTTTCCAAATCTAAAGCCTTTTGAGGACTGCTCGCCGAGCGTAAACTCCGGCGCAGCTATAGTCGCATACCAATCTCCGCCGAGTGCGGTTTTAAACAACATCGAGCTGCCAAAGGTCAGATATTTATATCCTGTTCCGCTACCTGTGCCTGCGCCTTGATATAGGTCAAGCACACCGCCGGACAAGTCCGCTTTGTAGCCGTCGTTGTTTAAGACGGACAACTGACCGCCATCAAGGTTAATATCGCCGCCGGTGATGTTGATGTCGGAAGCTTCGATATGTCCGGATTCGAGGTTAAAAGAAAACTTGCCGTTTGTGGACTGCATTATTCCGGCTTTGATGATGTTTGCCGTTAGTGTGCCGGTGTCGATAAAGTCAGCGACGATGTGGCCGTCCTGCGTGATTGCCACGCCATACGGTCCGGAGTAGCCCTTGGACGAGTGACCAAAGCCGGAGAGGTTAAACCGCCATATGTTTTTGGCGGTCGAGATGTCCGGCGTGTCCATGATTAAAATTTCCTGCGGATTCTGCGACGGGTTGAGTCGGACATATCCGCCGCTGTTCCCGGTGATGGCCGCCGTTGCGTCGGCTATCGCCTTTTCATACGCCGCCGTCAGGTCCGACTTTGTCGAGACAAGTTGACTGCGCAGGTCTTTGGTCTCGCTGACCGTCTGTTTTATGACATCGGCAAAATTCGCGCGCGGCGAGCCGAGGTCAATAGATGTGTACCGCTCGCGCAGGACATCATAGACGGTTTTAATGACTTTTGCCTTGATATTGATGTTGAGGTCTTTGTGATAGATCTGCACCGTATCGCAAAGGCTGACCGACTCGAGCGCGGAAAAACTCGCATATTCCGGCGACTGCGATAAGTCCACAAAGGACACGGTCATTGACACGGTCGGCGAGTTGATGTCATTTGCCGCCGCGTATGCCGACACCGCCGAGTCAAGCCCGCTCTGCGTGATTTCGCTGTCGCCGCCCGAAAAATCGGACGAAAAGTCGCGTATCAGCGTTTTGGCATTGATGCCGCTTGAGTTGGTCACTGCCTTATAACTGTACAAATCGACATTGTCGTTTTTGACATAGCCATATATACCGGTGTACGCGCTGTCCATATCGATATCGCATTTTAACTCCGTCATATTGCGGCCGTATGCGATTCTGACGCCGCGATCTTTGCCGCGTGCCTTATACAGCTTTATTGTGTAATTGTCAAACTCGTACTCGCCGCCGTAGATGTCAAGCACAGAGCCGGACACTCCACCGAGCGCGGCGCGCGCCGAGACATTGGTCAGCTCGATTGACGATGACAGCGTGATATCGGTCGTCGCCACGGAAAAGCCTGTGTCCTTGCCGAGCTGATTCTTCGCGGCGGTCAATATGGCGTTGATAGCAACCTGCGCGTTGCCGGATGCCGAAACGGTCGGCACCGGATAACCGGAAAGCGCGTAACTGATGTGCTCACAGCTGACGGTAAACATGCCGTTGATAGGCTTTGACACTTTGCGGATGTGAAAAAACTGATTTGCGGCGGTCGCGTTTGGCTTTGCCTTGACATATCGGTCAATGACAAGGTCGGCGGCATATCGGCCGAGCATCGGATACAGAAATTCCAGCTCGAAAACACCATTGCGCTCCTCCGTGCACTGGCAGTCGCTCGCCTCGGCAAGCCATCCGATTTTTGTTTTGGCGTCCGGCTTATAAAGTATCGGTATCATAGGCGCCTCCAGTGCGGCACGATCTCGACCTTGGTCACGGTTCCGCCGCTCCAACTTATGGAGTTTTTCCCGGGCGACAGCACCGGAAAGCTGTCAAAATTGGCTTTGTCCGATTTTCCGGTTGCGCCGGTATAGACCAGCTGCAAAGCGCTGTCGCATTCGATATAGCTGCCGACGCTTAAAAACGGAAACGACTGTCCGCCAATCGAAAGCGTGATGTTTCCACTGCCGTATATCTTGATGTACGGCAGTGCGGAATACGCCGTCGGATTGGTGATTTTTCCTGCCGCCGTCAGCGTCGTTTTGGCATCGCCGGAAGTCAGAAAGCGGAACGGTTTGCAGCTGAATACCAGCTTCGCCGTGCCGAAATTTCGGATCTGCTCGTCCCAGTCCTGCCCGCTCGTGCAGACCGCCATGCGGTAACTGCTCGCGTCGGAACTGTCCGCCAGTTTGGCATATGCCACACTGCCGAAAAGCCAGTCCGCGACAGCGTCACGGTTTGCCGCTATGTCTTTGCAGCCGACTGTATAGGTGATTTCGACATTTTCAAGGTCATCAATGCTCGAATCGACTATCAAAAGGCCGGCGCGGCCGGGAATCTTCTGCAGATCATACGGTCGCGCCGGTGTCTTGTTGATCGTTGCCTCCTGCACCACAAGCCCGAGGTCGCTCGATTTTTTGGAATTGAAAGTGAAAGTTTTAGGCATATGCCCGCTCCTTCCTGCGCATCTCGTCGTAGATTTCCTCGGCGATGCGCGAAGCGAGAGCTCTCACATCGCCCCCGCCGTCTGCGGCATTTATGGTGACATTAAAGTTATAGACCTTGTTGCCGCCGCTGACTGCCGCCTGCGCTCGGCGCGCGGTGAAATTCCCGGTCGCGTTGATGTCGACATCCATCGGAATGGAGTCGGTCATTCTCTTTGCGACGTCGCGCATCGTGGTTTCAAAGCCGACACCGACGCCAAGAGCCATGTTTTTACCGATCTGGTCGCGAAAAACGGTCGACGGCGAGTGTATGCCGAGCACCGATTTCATCGCGTCCGTGACGGCAGAGCCGAGAGATCTGATTTTTCGGATAAGCCAGTCTTTCATATTCTGGATGCCGTTCCACAAACCTTCGAGCAAATTCTTGCCGAGTCCGGCAAAAACGGTTGACGGCGAGTGTATGCCGAAAAAGTTTCTAAATCCATCAAGTATTGCTTTGCAGACTTTGACGATTGCATCCACAACAAGACCTTTGTTGTCCCACAATCCCTTGACGATGCCGCCGATCAGCTGAAACGCCGCTGGGACAAGACGCGGAACATTGGCGATGAGTCCGGTAGATATTTCAATCACCAGTCTGACCGCCGCGTTGAGAATTTTTGAAAGATTATCGTCTTTAAGCAGTGCGTTGACGAGTGAGTCGACGAGCGTAAACGCCGCGTCTATCACCTTGTCGATATTATCCGCAAGCGCACCGACGAGCACGACGATGAGCGTGACCGCCGCCTGCATGATAGGATCGAGATTTGCGACGATGCCGTCGACCAGAGTAAAGACGACGTCAACCGCGCCGGAGAGTATCGGTGCGAGGTTGGAGACAAGACCGTCGAGCAGAGAGTTGACCATCTGCGCGCCTGCTTTAAGCAGTAACGGCGTCTGTTCCAATATTGCGTTGATAACATTCTGCACGACCGGCGCGGCGTTGCGAATAACCGCCTTAACCGAGTTAAGCAGATTCATGATCATCGGCTCGAGGTCTGCTTCGCTATTGCCGAGGTTTTCCTTGAGCGTCTGCATTGCCGCCTGTGCCATGCCGATGGACCCGGTCAGTGTGCCTTCTGCTTCACGCGCAAAGTTGCCTGCATACTGCTCTGTCTTTTCAAAAAACATCTGCATTGCAAGCTCGGCTTTTTCGGCGTTTGATGCCTTATTCCAGACAAAGTTGATTCCCTTTCCGGCAGCGTAAGCTTCGAGCGTCGTCGCATTCATCGCGACGCCGAGGTTGTCCATCATCGTGAAATTGCCTTTAGCCGCGCCCGCGATAGACTCAAGCGCCTGCGTTGTGTCGATACCCATAACGGACGCGACATCGGTCGCGCGCTGCATAGCCTTAGTGGTCAATTCAAGACTTCGCTCCTGCGATAAGCCGGAGCCCTGGAACAACGAGCCCATTTTGTTCGCGGTCGCGAGGTATTCGCTTTGGGCAACGCCCATGTTTTTATAGGCTTCTTTACTTTTTTCAACGACCGCATCGGCGTGACTGCCGAAAACAGCCTCTGCGCCGCCGAGATTCTGCTCAAGCTCGCCGAAAGCGGAGACTGACTCCTTTACAAAGTCAACAACGCCTTTGGCTATGTTTTTGCAGGCAGACGCAACGCTTTTCAGACCGCTGACGATGACATCACTTATGACATGCGCCTTGATTAAATCGCCGAACTTGATGCTTTTCTTTCCGGCTTCCTCGAGACTGTCTCCGGCTTCGGAAGCACCTTTTCGAAAATAGGTAAAACGCTCCTTGGCATCGTTCAGCTTGTTCTTCAGCTTATCAAAAACATTGATTTTTTCTTTGAAAGTTTCAAGCTTGTCGTGCACATTTTTCAGCGACGCGCCGAACTTCTCAATCGCGGTCTCAGGCTTCTTTTCCTTGACCTTCTCAAGCTCTTCTTTCGTCTCGTTAAGCTTGGCGTTCGTTTTGGCAAGCTCGGCTTCGGCGTTGTTAAGCTTCAGCGTCCAACTTCGCACCTGCTCCGAGCCGTCGCCGAATTTTTCGTTTGCTTTTTGTAAGGCGGTTTTGATAAGCTCGATTTTTTCCTGCTGCTTTTCCGCAGATTCGGACAGTGTTTTTCCCTGCGCCGTCCACAGCGCCATTTGGTCTTTGTTTTCAAGAAAAACGGCACTGTTTTTTTTCATGTTGCTATTCAGTATCGACAGGCTGTCATCTATTTTTAATACAGCTTCCTTAAAATTGGTCTCATCCGCGCTGTCAAGGGTTTCTCTCATCTCATTAAGCGACGCGCTTGTTTTAGCCAAATCACCCTGTGCATAGTTGAGGTCTGTTCTCCATTTTCTGACGGCATCGGAATTTTCTCCATACTGCTTCGTTGCATCTTCAAGAGCTTTTTGAATAATGGCGACCTTATTTCGCTGTTCGTCCATCGTTCGACTCAAGGTCGAATATTGAGAAGTGCAATAGCCAAGCTGATCTTTGTTCAGTGCAAATTCCTGTGTGTTTTTTTTGGCTTCAGAACGCAAAAGCCGCATGGTGTTGTTTATGTTTTTAATTGCCTTATTAAAATCGGCTTCGCCATCGAGTGTAATCTTCGGTCCGATTCTGTTTTTGCTACTCATCGTCCACATCCTCCTTTTTGGTCAAACCATGCCAGATGCAATAATTTTCATACAGGCTCGTGACTTGCCGCAAAGTCAGCCGCCATGCCTGTGCAAAAGGGAAGCCGAGTAATGCCGTCGCTCTGAAAATCCAGAGGTCAACATCGACGATTACTCGGCTTGGCTGTTTTTTGTTTCTTCGAGTCCTGCCGCTTCTGCCACGGCATCGACGGCGGCGTTCAGCTCGTCGTCCTCCGGCAGCTCCTCGGCGGTCGGAAGCGACACGCCGAAGGTCTGCATCAGCACGTCGGTGTACTCGCTGATGTTTCCTATGTCGATTTTTCTGCCGATATAGCTCTCGGTGACATGCTCGAGCTTGACATCATGGTCGTCGTTGTAAGCGTCGACTGCGTCATTGATAAGCACGGAGAGGATCCACTTAAGCTGTTTAACCTCGCTCGATGCCCCGAAGACATTCTCAAGCTCGCCGTATCTCTCCTGCAGCTGTTCGATGCAGTTAAGCGTCAGGGCGACATTATATGTCTTCCCGCCGATAGTCAGCGGAACCCGTCTTTCTTTCGTTTCGCAGATAATAGCGTTCATAAATAGACGCGCGGGCGAGTTTCCCCGCCCGCTCCTCCTTTTTGGTTTATGTGTCGGAGACCGTGATTCCGAACTTGGTCTTAAGTGCGGCGATCGCCTCGGCGGCGGTGGTGTAATAGGTCTTGGTACGCCATGCCCCAGACTTGTCCGCTATAGCCTTGCCCTCGAGCGACGAGGTGTTAAAGGTGATGTTGTCGCCTTTGGTGGTGTGTGTCTCGCTCGGAAGCGAGAATTTGACCTTGTGGACAACATAAGTCAGATACTTTCTCACGCCGTCCACGACCTCGACGGAAACAAAGCCGTAGCCGCCATATACCGGCGCGTCGCTCGCCTTTGAGGTCAGCACGGTCGGCTTCGGCGTGCCCGTGCCGGTACCCTCGGTCTTGGTCTCGCCGAACATACTCACAAAAACCTCAACCGGAATAGTTGACGTTTCAAGAGTGATGTCGGCATCTTTAAATTCTGTTTCGTACTCCGCCAGCGCGTCGTCGGCATAGAGAGAGCCTTCGACCTTGTTCGGCTTGACTTCGGTCTTGACCATCTTGCCGACAAAAGCACCGTTTTCGTAGGTTATCGCCGAGTCAGTTTCTGACTTTATCGGCGCAAAAACAGGCAGAGATGCTTTAAACTGGGCCATTTTTAATCGTCCTCCTCATCATTGACTACGCCCTCAATCTCGGCATCAACCGCGATTTGGACATAGTTCTTTTCTTCATCGTACAACTCTGCAGTCGACGTGACCGTAAAGCCCGCCGCGCGGAGCCGTTTTCTGATTTGCTTTTTGTATTTCTGCGGATTGTTCCGCGTCCACAGCGACACGCGCACATATGTGCCGTCATATATCGGCTCATCGTCCGCCCAAAACTCCGGCCGTTCGTCGAGGTAGGAAAAAGTGATATATTCCTCGTCGTCACCGGAATAAAAGTTCGGATAAACTTTCATTCCCATGTCGCTAAGCGCGGATATAATCAGCTGATTTACATTCATCCTTCAACCCCCGTTTCACGCCGGAACACTTCCGCCATTGCTGCCTCACACTCGGCGCGGCAGTCGTTAACAGCTTTTGTCAATATCGGCGTCGGCGCCTGATTCTTTGTACCGTACTCCAAGTGCGCCAGAATTTCCATGTTTCGCACCGGAGTTTTGCGCTTCTTTATCTTGCCGTGCTTGTCAATATATTTCCTCGACATTCCGGTCGGTCTGACTGTCGCGAGATATGTTCCGTTCTTGGCTTTCTTCGCGCGTGTGCGCTTGACGCTGTTGACCATCGTGCCAGTTCGCCGATGTCCGGCAAGTGCCGCCTTGATGCTTCTTTCCAGTATCGGAGTTGCCGCGTCAATCATCTGCGGAGCGTATTTCTCGACTTCCGCCAGCTTGCCGAGACTTCGCAAAAAAGCCGGGTCGATTTCAAAATCAAACTTTCCCATTCAGTCCACCTTCATGTCGGAACAGTGTAATTCGGTCAGGCCGTCGAGTCGGTCATAGACGCGCGTTATCTGTAGCTTTGTTTCGCCGTCGTAGACAAATTTACTGCGGCGGTCAAAAGACCGCGAGCGCACAACATAGACCCGCTCGACTTTCATGCCGGCTTGCGCCGCCTCATAAAACTCGCTCGACTTTGACGACTCCGCGTGCGCCCACAGCGGCAAGCGCCGCTCGGTGTTTTTCTCGTAACCGTCGGCGTCCTGCCCGCTCTTGTCGATATAGGCGACCTCAATTCTGTTTTTCAGGTACATCGGCTCCTGCCTCCGTTCTCAGCTGCAGTGCAAAGCTGTTAAAAAGCTTTTCGGTGTTGGCCGACACCGTGCGGTTCAGCTCGCCGCCGTCGTACATATCACGCACGGCGACGAGCACAAGAAACTGTGCGCGCGGATCGTTAAGGTCGCAGTCGCTGCCGACTGCAGCCGAGAGAAATTTCTCGGCCGCGTCGATAAAGCCTTTTATCATTGCGTTGTCGACATCGTCATCGACACGCAGGAAGCGTTTAGCCTCCGCCAGTGATACGGCCATTGTTTACACCGCCTCAGCCGGTCGACTTGCCGGACTGCAGCACGGCAATCTTCTGATTGTTCTCGACCTTAGAGTCAGCTTCGAGCCAACCGACAACGCCCTTGGCGTTCTTGTCGGCGTACTTCTCGTTAAGCACCTGCAGCTCAAGCTGCTTCGCGATTTTCAGCGCCATACCCGAAAAATCACCGTAGAGGACAGGGAAACCTTCCTGTACGTCCGCTTCGTCCATTGCATCGGAGAGATAGACAGGCGAGCCGAGTATCTTCCAGCCAAAACCGTTTTCGATATCCTTCATCAGGTAATCATTCTGCGAGTTTTTGGTCTTTCTGAGCGCGGTAAAGGTTTTGTTGCTCATAATCCACATCGCATTGGACTGGTAGATCTGCGGCACCATTGCCTGCATATCGATAAGGACATCAAAAGTGATGCCGGAGAGCGCATATGTAGTCAGCGTCTTTTTGTTGGTAGTTGAGACCGCGCCGGTCATCTTGCCGCTCGTGCCGTGGATAAGCTCGCGCTCGAGCTTGACGCGGAAAGCCTCGGTCATAAGCTCCTCAACCTTTGCGACAATGTTAATGTCGGTGTTGTTGATAAGCTTGTTGGAAATGACGGTAAGCGCGCCGAGGACATAGCCGGTAAGGTCTACGCTCGTAAACTTACCCTGACCTGCGGTCAGCGCAGTGAACTCTGTGCCCTGGTATGCTGCGGCGATGTCTCCGGTCGGAGAATCGGCGGATGAGTCGGTGCCGTAAACCGGAATCGACAGCGCGCCTTTGGTGTAATACTTCGTCGCTCTCTCGACGATAGGCGAGATGTTGATAATATCGGTGATTATCTTGCTCGCGATGGTCTTCGGAATGATTGCACCGTTCGCGCCCTGCGACATGCCGGATGATGCCGCCTTTCTCAGGTACTCGACAAAGCTCTTCTCCTCGCTTGCATCCGCAGCACCGCCGTTGTCGCCGTGCTCCTCGGGGTCAAGCTCGTCCTGCTCCGCCTCAAAAAGGCGCTTCTCGGTCTCATACTCGCCCTTGAGGTTGTCGACCTCGTCGAGGCAAGCCTTGACAAGGTCAACCTCGCCTGCCTCGTTGTGCTGTCTTGCCTCTTCGGTCTTGGACTTGATTTTGGCAAGCAGATCTCTCATTTTCTTATTCATCGTTTGATTCCTCCGTGTAAATAAAATTTTCACGGATGCGTATGGCATCCGTGTAGTCTGTGGACTTTTCTTTTTCTTCGGGCGGCTCTTCGCCCTCGAACTCCTTGGTCACGCCCGCCGCGCGCTGCGCGGGAACGGCGACAAAAGAGACCTCATAAGCGTCAACTGCGCCGACAAGCTTATAAAAGCAAAGCGCGCCGTCGTACCGTTTGCCGCGATAGTGCTCGCACCGTCTGGCGTCGCCGCCGCATATAGAGCACTGCGCAGACTTGACGCTGCACCCGACGCTGCACTCCTTTTTGATGCCGCCCTCTATCTCGGCGATGAGCTGCCCGCTCGTCGCCTTGATGCAATAGCAGTGCAAAACGAGCTGTTTATACTCTTCGCCGGTCTTGGTGGTCTCGCCGGGACTGGTGATAACCTCCGCGTCAAAAATCCGGGCGCACTGATTTGTGCTCTGCGGATTGTGGTCGCTTATGACGGTCTTGCCTTTGTACAGCTCGGCAAGCTGCTCAAGCGTCTCGCCGGAAAATGCCTCATAGTCGCGGTCAATCTCGTTGTCGCAGGCGACCATTTTAAAAGCAAATACCTCTTCGGCAGTCAGCTCTTTCAGCGTGCAGGCGTTAATTTTCGCCATTTTGTCATCGTCAAGCTCAAGGCTCTTGACAATGGCGCATTTGTCAATCTTCATCTTTTTCACCTCCTTTGGCGTACTGAATTCCGGCTTGCGTCAGAGGCAGCATCGACCCGTTGCATATCAGCTGGTCGCCGCCCGGACGCTCGCCTTTATCCAAATAGGCGCGTGCCTCATTCGGTGTGTAGATGGCATTTTGCACTGCGGTCGCCATAGCTTCAAGCTGCGTCTTAAAGTCAGCGCGGAGAATAACGGCCGCGTTGAATTTTGCAAAATACCCGTTCGCGATATCCTCGTCGCTCAAAAGCTTGTAGGTGACCTCGTCCTCGTACTGCTTCAAAATGTACAAAAGCGTATCAATGTAAAAAGCAAGCTGCTGCTGCTCTGCGGCGGCATAGCTTGCTTTCTCATAGTCATTAATCTGATTCGGTTTGATTCCAAAGGCGGCGGCAATCTGCAGCGCCGAGTATTTTTTCAACTCGATAAACTGGTTGTCGGCGAGTTTCATGTTCAGCGGCTGGATGGTAGAGCCTGCCGGAATCGGTACAAGGTTTTTGACCGTGTCGACCTTTCCGGTGATATACTCTTCAATCTTCGTGGTATATCGCTTTTCGAGTTCGTCGTTCAGGTTTCCGGTATACTGCAGGACGGCTTTTGCGGTAAAGCCGTTTTTGTACATCTCGTTTAACATCTTCTGCCCGCGCATGTTCCCGCCGAGCGTGGTGCTCAGCTGGTCTCGGACACTCAGTCCGGCGACGCCGTCAAAGGAAACGGAAGTGCGAAAATGCATAATGCTGTCGTGCGGAATCCTGACGGTTTCGCCGCTTTTCGGATTGTGGAAAAGATACCAGATAGCACCTTTCTTTCTGTTCCAGATTCCCTTATCGTCGCAGTATATCTCCACGCTCTCCGGCGGCAGGCACCACAGATTTGTGTTTTTACCCGCTCCCGTTATCCACACATAAGCGTTGCCGTAGTGATTTCTGTTGATTTCGACCGTCGACCAAAAATGCGTCGCGGTCATATACGGATTCGGACGGATCGCAAGCAGGCGGTAAAGCTCGTGCTTCTTCGCCGTCTCGATTCCACCGCCCGCTGTCGTGCGCATGATTTTAAACGGCATCTTTCCGATGGCTTCAGACAGGATTTTTATGCAGGCAAAATACGTCGCCTCGCCCAAAGCCTCGCCGTCGTCGCTTATGCCGAGAAAATCAAGCAGCGCCTGCCGCTCGACCGTCTGCTGGTCGCTTGCACTTTTTTTCTTAAACAAAGGCATCAAGCCCACCCCATTTTCTTCAAATAATCTTCGACCACCGTTTCATAGTCCGGCGTCTCTTCTTTGCTGGATTTTCGGTACGCGACATGCGCGTCGATAATGGCGTCGACGACATCGATGCGCGCGTGCCGTGCGTTCACTTCTTTGTCGACTTTGATTTCGCCGAAAGAGTTCTTTGTCTTTTTGGCGTTGACAATGGACCACGACATCAGCGCGTTTCGCTGGTCGTAAAGCACATTTCCGGCTTTAACCTCAAGCGCAAAGTCAACCGTCGTGTCCGACAGAAAACGCGCCGACTGCTTAACTTCAAGCAACGGCGCGCCGAGCGTATCAAGTTCTTCCAAAAATGCATCCGCGTTGTGCGGGTCATATCCGATGCAGGCAATGTTGATTTCAAACTTTTCCTGCAGTTCTTTCAGATCCGCTACGATTTGCAGATAGTCGTTTTTCAGACCGCCGACCGCTTCGGACGGCGTAAGCAATCCGGACTTCGCCCACACATCGTAAGGTGCGGTGTCCGTGATGATATGTTCTTCCAATCGCTTCGCCGGAATGTACGAGTGCGACCAGACATATATTTTTCCATCGTCAAGCGGAAAAAGCAGCGCGAGCGAGGTCAAATCTCCGCCGCTCGAAAGGTCAAGACCCGCGAAGCATCTGCGACCGCGCATGTTCTCAATCGTCAGCTCCGTCCGGCCGAGCTTCCACTCGTTAGGCGTGATGTACTGCGTGTCGCCGTACTCATACCACAGGTTTTGGCGCTTCGTCATATAGTCGGACATTTCAAAGCCGCCCATCTGCTTCGCCGTCTGCGCATCGCGGCGGAGCTGTTCGAGCGCGCTCGGTACTGTCACGAGGTGCGGGTTTGCCTTATACCATACGCTCTCGTTAAACGGATCGTCCTCTTTGTCCAGTGTGTAGATGTCAACAAAAAAGTCGTCGGCTTCCGCCGTACCGGCAAGTATCTGCAGGCAATAATCGTCCATCTCGCGGCAGAAGCTGTTCAGGCTTTTTCCGCGCGTGGTTATCATCGATATCAAAGCTTCGTCAAGCGAGGCTTGTCCGTTGTATAAAGCTTTATAAATTCCGTTGTCTTTGTGCTGGTGAATTTCGTCGACCGAGCAGAAAATCGCGCGGAATCCATCATCAAGCCCGCTCTCCCTCGACAGCGCTTCAATTGTGCATCCGGTGCGCTTGGCGATGATAAGACTCTTATAGTCCTTGACGTCAAACAGCGCCTGCAAGTCTTTGTCGACTGTTATAAATTTCTGGATTTCTTCCCATGCGATTCTCGCCTGCCGCTTTTTTGTTGCCGCCGTGAAGAGCTTGCCGAAGTTATATCCGCCCCAGTTCGCGATGTACGACCCGGTGATTCCGTTTTCAAAGGTCTTGCCGTTCTGTCTCGCGACGGATTTATATTTTCGGCGGATGCGCCGGAAACCCGTCTCGGCATGCACCCAGCCAAACGGCACGCCCAGGTCAAAGCACTGGAAGTCGTGCAGCCGAACTGGACGCGGCTGCGCGCCCTCGGCTATCGTCAGCATTTCGGCATAGCGCAGTATCTTTTCAGATTTCTCCGGACACCACACAAACGGGAATTCTTTCGTGCCCTGCTTGGCGATCTCGTTCAGGTGCCGTTCACACGCCATGCGGTGCGTCAGGCAGGACGGCTCCTGCCCGGAGACAACCCGCTCAGCGTGCAGCGTTGCTCTATCCTGCACTCTCATCACCGCGCTCATCCGCGTCGAAAAGGTCAAATTTGTTCACCGGTTCTTTCGGCTTCTGCGGAATAATAAGCTTGCATCGGCTCGATACGGTCATGCCGAAGTCGGCCGCAAATTGCTGGCAAATTTTGAGGTATTTTGCCTGCAAATTCAGCGTTTTTTCGTACTGCTCAAACGGCATTTCTTTCTTCAACCGCTTGCGGATTTTCTGCAAAGTTTCCTCGGCGATTATGTAGCGCCCGAGCGACTCGGCGTCGATATCGGCATACAATCCGATGTCGGCAAGCTGCCGGGCGATATAATTGAATCTATTTTTTTGTTTCTTCGAGAGACAATCCGGCGGTTCGATTTTTGTGAACGGCGCGGTCACTTCTGTTGCTCGTCTCTCTTCAATTTCGTCCTTCCCGAGGTGCGATTTCCCGTTCATCACGAGAAGGTCTATCGGCTGTCTTGGCCGCCCTGCCATGCTCTCACTCCTTTGATTTTCATTTTCGGCGTTTTTGCTGCGAAGAGGTAGGTCGGCGACGGGTTACCGCAAAAGCGTCAAACTTTTTTCACACCCCCGTGGGGCAGAGACACGCCCGCTCGGTCTGCCTTGTTGTGGCACGCCTTGCATAGCGAGATACAGTTTGACGGATCAAATCGCTTGTTCCAATCCTGCTTAACGCGGACGATGTGATGCACATCTGAAGCCACTGACAAGCGACCGTTCGCCGCGCAGTTGACACACAGATAGCGGTCTCGTGCGAGTATGCCTTGGCGGAATCTCCGCCACTGACGTGAGTTGTAAAAGGCTTCTGCTTTGGCATCCATCTCTTCGCTGTCGTCAATCTTGAGTTCTTCTCTTGTTGCTTTCCTCTCCGGCTTACATTCGGCGCAGTACGTCTCACCGAGCGGTATGACCGCGCCGCACTTGGCGCAGAGCTTATAAAACATCCTGCTCCTCCTTTGCAGTTGACTGCAAAGCGCACCCCCGAAGGAGTGCGCCCGCGTCTGTCCCTTGCCGGACTCGGACCGGCGTCCCGGAAAAATCATACGACCGGGCTCTTGCCTGTTGAGTTAAAAGGACATAAAAAGCGCACCTCTCGGCTCACAGAGAGGTGCGTCAAATGAAGGTGTTGGCAGCGCACGGAGTCAAACCGCGCCTTTGGGGTTATCAGCCCTAAAGATAACCGTATGCTGCCACATGTGCCGCCCGAGCTGCGTCTTGTCATCAGCCATCGTTTTACCGTCCGCAAACTTGTGCGCCCGATTTGTAAAGGACGCCCGATACTTAACTTCTCGCGCTTCCTCGCCCTCTTGGCGGCTTGGATCGGAGCAAAGGACTCGAACCTTTAATGCGCCTATGCGCGCATATCGCCTGAAAGCTCCGCATAAAAAGCCCTGCTATTAAACCCGCCGCAGGGCGAGGCGGGAAGAAAGGAGAAAAGAAAAACCATATAGGTGTTGTTGTCTATTTTTACTTCTACAGCATACCACAGACCTTAACTGTATTTCTCTGTATTTTTCTGTACACTTTTAGAGTTTATCAAAATTTCCAGGGCTTCGCTCGCCTTGCGGTTGGTCTTCCAGCACCACTCGCAGGAATATCCCATTTCTTCCGCTATGCTCTCAATGCTCATATTTCTGCAATATCGCAAAAGCACAAACTCCTCCCACTGCGGCGGGAGCTGCCTCGTAAGCGACAGAAGTTCGGTTTCTGCGGCAAACTTCCGCCGATAAAGCTCCACGATCTCCTCGCCCAAATCCACATACTGCGAAATTAGGCGGCTCATCTTGTCATCTGCTGTTTTTTGCACGGCTTCGCCCTGCGGCGCGGTAATCGATGTGAGTATCTCAAGCAGTTCTTCTCGCTGGCGCTGCTTGAATGACAGCTCATTATTCATGTGCCGGATCCGGTTTATGTATTCTGCTACCGTCGTAAGGATTCCCCCTTTTCCATTTTTGCGCCGCAGTTCGGACAGTAATGATAGTGTGATATACATGTTCCGTAATGCTGGAATCCACAAGCGGAGCACTCGTCGCCCGCGATTTGCATTCGCCAATCTTCATAACACAACTTCCATTTGCCGTGTTTAACCGCTTGCACATCTGCGGCAGGAGCGTTCTCAATTTCCGTTATCGCTTTTGTTAGGTAAAACGCACATGTCACAGAGTTGTCTGCCCACCATGCCGGCAAATTTTTGATGTGTTTTATCAGCTCGTCACGGTCGATATAATCACTCATTTTGTTTTTCCTCCTATCGTCGTAAAACTTGACACATTTACGAGGCTTTAAAAAGCTGACATCCGTCAGCAGTTTTTCCTTTTTCTCGGTCGATTCGGCGGCTCGTCTTCGGGCTCTTTTATGTATTTAAAGCACATATATCCGAATCTGTTTTGTATGCACTCCACAAGGCGATAGCCTTTCGGGGCGAGCGGCGGGCTGTCGGGGCTGTAGCTCCGGAGCGCGACCTTTGCGTCCTCGCTGGCCGGCTGCCGCATGTTGCGGGTTGACAGATATCTATGTTTAGTGCCCTGTTCGGACGTCCAATGGTCAAATAAGTAGTTTGCAAGACCTGTGTAATCGCAACCGTGGTCTATACCGTTATAATAGTTGTGTCTGCGCAGGTGCTCGATCTGCACGATATCGCCATAGATCCACTGCGCTTTTATGATCTCTTCTGGCACGCCGTCGGAGACCATGTGAAAATGTATTCTCTTTGTGTTTCTGCCGCGTCCCATATAAAGGTTGATTTTTGCGTTCGGGCACGCGTATTGTAATCTGCGTTTATATAATGTACGCAACCGGCGCGCCTCGCCCCAGTCGTGCACTTCGTGGTCATTGTCAAAAGTCAGGGTGGAATAAAGGGAAGTCGGCGAAAAATTCTCGTTGAAAACTCGCGCGTGCTTCCGCCTTGCTATCATCAGATTGTGGCGCTCGCGCTCCTCGTCCGTGCGGAGCACCGGCTTGTACTGCGCTTTCGCGACATTAGCGGTGCGGTCAGAAACCGTGTAGACTTCCTGTTCGCAAACCGCGCCGGAAAATATTCGTTTCTTGACTCGCACCGCTTTTCACATCCTCATTTCAGATTTTCGTATTTTATTGAACTCATCGACGAAAGCTCGTCGAGATAGTTGACCGTCTTCTCCGTTAGCACCCGCGTTGTACTTATCGGGATAATCGCCATCACGAAGAATCCGGCTTTCGCCGCGAAGAACGCGCTGGACTCGGTCTGACGGTAATACAATTCAAATTCGTCCACATCAAGCGGCTCGAGATATTTTGACTCGACGAATTCGATTCCGGCCGAGGTCTTATATGGTATATAGTCATAAGAGCCTATCCGCAGAGATATCGGCAGAGGATCGCAGCGCTCCTCCCCGTCAAATTCGTCTTTGACCAGCTGCAAAAATGCCTCCGGCGGCTCGGTGGTATACCGCTGCACGATTTTGTCCGCCTGTGTCGGCGTGATATCAAAAGAGGTCATGAGCGAGTCGATTGAAAACACCGGGCAGTCGTTAAGGTAGTAGGCGGCGCGATCGTCGCCGAGCATTTGCGTTGTCATGTCGTACAGCGATATGCATTTATTTGCCTTGCATAGGCTTATGATTTTTTTGATTTTCATAAAAGCTCCTTTCCGCTTCGCAAAACTTGTTCCAAGCTTCGACTTCCAGGTTCATGTCCGAGTGCATTTCCGTAAAATTATTGCAGGCGCAATCTGTTTTTTCGCGCGAAAATATAAAATACTCGCCGCAGGCATATCCAATCAGGACTTTTTTTCCGCACTGCGGGCACGGCTTTAATTCAAGCATCGTAAGCACCTCCGTTGCAGGCGTACTCTTTCAGCGCGACGGCGGCTTGTGCCATAACGCTCTCGATGCACGCGCTCGACATGACCTCGCCGTCGTTATGCGCCGGGCAGACCTGGCATGCGCCTTCTTTGCCGGATCCGCAAACTTCCGCCGCTTCTATAAGCTGTTCAAGCGTCAGGGTTTTCATGACGTTCAACCTCCTTCGCCAGTCCGCATTTCAGCGGGCTGTTGTAACAAGGGTCCTTGCAGGTTCCGATTTTCTGACACTGGAAACAGCAGTAATTCCCGCGACGGTGGTCGCAGTTAAAATGTGTGCACATTATGATTCGGGCTTTCTTTTTATTCATCGTCCGCCGCCTCCATTTCCTCGTTCCAGCAGTCTTTACACGGTGCCGGACCCGCTCCGGAAATTGCGGAGTGCTGGCAGCTTCCGCCGTAGCAGTTCGCGCGG